TATTGATATGCCGACAGAAGAGATAATCGCTGATTTTATGTCGCTTTATGGTAGAGATATTATATACCTTGCCGATGATATTTTACAAAACGTATTGGAGAAAAGATATGGATAAAATAGATGAAATGCTTAAATATGTTCGCCGAACAAACCCGGAAATGACACGCGATAAGTTGATAGAAGAGTTGGGGAAATGCGATTATTCTGCAAGAGCTTTGATATTTGGATTTCAAAATGTGTCGGATGGGTCTGCGAGAATTTAATATCCCCCTATGTTATAGGAAATTGCCACGACCAAAGAAAAATAATTTTCAGAATTTTTTCAAAAAAATTTCGATTTTCTAAATTTTAGTCCAGCAGAATTTGAACGCCCCTATGTTTCCTAAATATTCCCATGACCATCAAAAAATTTTTTCACAGATTTTGGCCGGAAATTTCACGATTTCACAATTTCAATGCCTGTTTTTCTGATCTCCGCCGGTCGGCTGATCTTGGGCGATCTATTCCGGGACCTGTCCGGGCGCGTGCTAATCGTTTGCGCTGATCTGTTTCGGATCGCCGACATATTGCACAAATTCCGGATATACCGCCGCGCCGGTTTGGTGTCCTGATCTTTCGCCATGCTCCGGCATATGGAATCCGGGCGCAATTCTCCGGGGCCTGTCCTGCTGATCTGTCCGGGCATGGTTGCAGAATTTCAGAGTGCACAAATTAAAGGCTATAATAAGCGAATATTTGCACCTGTGAACGCGTAGAACGCCCACAGAGCCACGCAAGCAATACAAGACATATAAACGCACTATAGATATAATTAAAGCTATAATATGCCTATATTGTCAAATTGTCAAGGTACGAAAAGAATCCGGGAAAAACCGCCGCCGGTATCGCTCCGGCGTGCATCCTCTGCGGCGGTTATCGTTCGATGATTTCAAAACATTTTTGTATCTCTTCCAGGCTGTGGCAGCATTCGCCGCCGGGATAACTATATATGGCCATATAATCACCACCGCCCAAAGGCTGTATATCTTTCAAATATGCTATAAAACCTCCATTTCCTTTTATAATTTTCGGATATCCGTCCTTCTGCATTTTTTCAATAATTGTCATGTTCAACACCTCCATGTTTTAATTTTACCCAGTTATCCGGGTAAAAGCAAGCCGGGGAATTGAACCCCGGAACGCTGCACCGCCTGCACTTGCCTATTATGCGATTTTTTCAACTGCTTTTCTTTTCCGTTCGTTTTCGCGCTCGGATATGCTAGAATCATCAAAAGCAATGATATATCCATCTTTTTTTAGTTCTGCGGCCATTTTGAATGGGTCAATATCTGTAAGCCTAACTATATATTCAATCACTATAAACCGAATACATCCTCCTTTATTTACCGGCTTTTTTATATACTGCTTGTAATGCTCGAAAATTCTACTTTTCTTTTGTTCTTCTGTTTCAATTCTCATAAAATCAACCATCCTTTCATTGTTCGCCCTGTCTCATCGGTGCAGGTGGGGCAGTTCCTGCAGACGGTGGAACGTTCCACCGTTTCGACTATTTCACTTGTTCCAAAATCTGTGCATATATGGATTTTTTCGACTTGTCAACCTCTTTATAGACACATCCGCTATATATTTTGTTTGTTGATCCTTTGCAGGACTTCCCAAAGTTCTTGCAGTTGTAGCACATTGGGTTATATTCCAACGATTCAACAGCTTTTCTGCGTGCCTTGCTTCTTTCTATCTGTTCATCTGTTACAACCATAATATATTTTTCCATGTTCAAAACCTCGCTTTCGTTTATCCGGCTTGTCTCATCAGTTGCAAGGTTGCCAGCCTATGCAAGACCGCCACGCGGGCGGTTTCGACACTAATTTTTTGATAATTCCAAGGTATCAATATTTCCCTTTTCGATCTCTTCGATGATCTCCTTGATCTCTCCGAAGAAGTCACCGTCATTCTGTGTGTCATATGTGTAATTGTCGTTATACTGTTTTCCGCTGATCTTGATTGTGTATTTCATATTTTTTTCCTTTCTGGTCTGCCATCATCAGCACCGGGAGACCGTCCCGCGGTGGACGCTCCAAGATCGGAGCGTTTCGGCTAATCAATAAATTTTTCTAACTGTTCATCCGTCATTTTTTCAACTTCTTTTCTTGCTGTGATCGGTTCAATTCCTAATTCTCCGACCATGAAAGCAAATACCATATTTTCTAAAATAGATCTTTCCATGTCTTATGCCTCCTTAACTATGAAATCCTTTTCAACCTTCCGCGCCTGCGCTGGTGTCATTGCTACAACTCCGATTATTGATTTAGTCGCCTTGTCTGTGATCTTGTAATTTTTCATATTTGATTCCTTCCTTTCGTTTGGTGCTTGGTTTCTTAACTTGGTTATAGTATAACGCTATCGTTATATTATTACAAGATGGAATAATGCATAAATATATAACGCTATCATTATATATTCATTGTGCAATATGTATAAAGCTAGCTTTATATGTTGCTTTCCTTCTATATTATATAGTAGCGTTATAATAACGATATCTTTATAAAAGCATTGACATATATATATAGTAGCGTTATAATAACGCTATCATTATATAGGAAGGTGGCGTTATTATGGCAACAAAGGCGCAAGCAAAAGCAACCGCTAAATATGAAAAAAACGCATATTTCAAGGCTCTTGTAAGATTCAAAAAAGAAGATGAGGAGCGGATCAGAGCGGCAGCAGGAGAAAGCCTAAACGGATTTATAGTTAAATGTGTGCTTGATCACTTAGAAGATCAGCAAAAAATCACAGAAGATCAAGCGGATCAAGGCGATTCGGGTAAATGTCCGTTTATGGATTGAAAAAGTTGGAAAAACTATTGACATAATATAACGATAGCGTTATAATAAGATCAAACAAAAACGAAAGGCAGCCGAACGGCTGGAGGGTGGTAATTATGAAATACGAAGAAATGACGATGGACCAGATCGACGAGATCACGAGAAGGGGCGGCGATCAGCTCCGGAAACTCAACAAAGCGGTTGCTGATTATCTGGACGGGTTGAAATTAAGCGACAAAGCACGCGAGCAGATCAGTCAGACAGATATCAATAATATGGCGGATGTATTCGGTGGTTGCTTCACTTCTGAAGAAGTGGAAGAAGTTGTAAAAAGTTATTGTGAAGATTAGAAAGGGGCGGTATTTATGATTAAAAGATTAGAAAAAGCGGTAAAGGATTTAGAGCAGAGAACAGGCTCAAGGCTAGCTATAAAGGACTATGACTATGTTGATGGAGGGATGCAGCAAATGACTTTCCCAGGTGCAAGGTATGCGCTGTGGTGTTATGCACATACATATATCAACGCGGACGGGGAAAAATGCATCATGGGATGCAGTGGAGACGGCACAGTTATTGGACATTTTGGAACGCAGGCGGAAGCGTGCGACATGATAAACGGCGGAGAATTCGACAATAGGCTAACAAATTTTATGTATGAAAGAATAACCGGCGCCTATTAATAGGCGCCGGCTCCAATGTGGTTAAATTGTGCAAATAAATGTAAATGATTTATTTGACATTCCAATATGGTTATATTGGTTGATAAATTGAATAGATTTATTCAACATTCCAATATGGTTATATCGTGTTTATAATATACACTTATATTATTTATATGTCAATGATTAAATTATAATATATTATATTGACAATATATATTATATAGCACTATAATATACATGTTTTATATTAAAGGGTTATAGTTCCCTTTTATATTATTCTTGGTATGTTACAACGACAGGAAAGCGGCTTTCATAGTCGCTTTTTTGTTTATATATAATTATATGCCTGATAGACATATAAAAGACAAATATACAAGATATAGAGCCTATACACACATAGATTATTGACATATTCAAGATATAGTGGTATAGTATAGCCAATTTATAAAGCTTGTATATAGTTGTTATATGCAGATGCGCCCGGAGCAGATAACAAACAAGCCAAGGCAAGAGGGCGCTATATATGAACTTTCGCCGGTTAGATCAGTCTAGCCGGCTTTTTTATTTGCCAAAGATCAGGAAGGAAGGCGCGAACATGGAACAGGTCGAACAGGTACAGGGCATAGAAACCTTTGAAAATGATATAGCTATGTATTTGCGTATCTTTTGCGAAGAACAAGAGATTGAGGACATGCGCGCCGCTTCTCAGTCTGTATATAACGCATGCCTTAGATATATCCAACGCCATGTATTTAGAGACAAGGATATATTAAGAGATAAAAGCAATATATATAATATAAATAATAATATTATGAGTAATTATAACAGATATAACTATGATCTATTAAATGATATATGTGATTATTATATATATATGTCTATGTTATATGATAAAGAAGTATCTATTATGGGTTTTTGTAATTTGACAGGAATAGACAAAGATACTATTACAACATGGAGTAAACCGGACAGATTAAGCACTTCGAGCATGAGCATATACAAAAAACTTTGTGAAAATCGCGAAGAGTCACTATCCAATAAGCTTGTAACCGGCAACAAGTATCCAGTTGGCGTGATAGCTGTACTCAATAGGCAATTCGGCTGGGCTTCTCCATATACGAGCGATGCCAACCGGCAACAGCAACCGCTTACAGCTGCACAGCTTCCAAGATTAGACACACAACCACAGGATATAGCACAGATAGAGCCAAAACCACAAGATATAGTTGTTGATAGTGTAAAAACAGAGTGTACTTAGTTTTTACAATCGGATTTCCTGTTTTATTTGTGCAATTTGACAATGGATCAGGCGCAGCGGATTAGCTCCAACAGGGGGTGGGGGTTTGACAGGACCCGGGAAATGCCCCTACTAAGCACCACAAACATTTTTCAAAACAAAAAGCCCTATTATATATAATATAAATATATAGAACCATTACACATACACATATAATAAATAATTAAATTATATAAATGTAATGCATATATGATTGTTATATATAAGGGTTTTACAGATAACGAATGTATAGTTATGTGAGGTATATATGGATAACTTAGGAAAGGCATTATATAGTCAATTATACGATTGCCTTAGAATCGCAACGTAAAAGGAGTGAATAACCATGAATGAAGGGTACGGAACAGCATTTTGATTTCTAAAAATTTTTCAAAAAATAAAAAAGGGTTGATTTAATGGGAGATTAAAGATGAAATTATTTTCAAAGCGAAAAAATAAAATCTATAAAATGAAAAAGTGGAAATATATACCGCCTGTACCGGTAGTTCCAGAAGGTTTTGCTCCGAAGCATGTTGATATTGAATCTATGGTAGATAACGTCAATCATCCGTCACACTATGAGACAGGAAACTTTGAGTGCATAGACGTTATGATAGAAACGCAAGGAAAAGAAGCTGTTATGGACTTCTGCGTGTGCAATGCTTTTAAGTACATCTACCGTCACAATAACAAAAACGGCGTTGAAGATATCAAAAAAGCGAAATGGTATCTGGATAAATATATCGAATTGTCAGAAAAATAAAAAAGCCGCTGATTTGCGACTTAATTATTCCGAACCCAATCTTCCAAGATTCTTACGATAAGGTTAGATAGCGATCTGCTTTCAGCGTTTGCTTTATCTTCAAGCTCTTTGCGAAGATCGGACGGAAGCCTTATTGCAAACGGACTATATTTTATATTATTCGGCATAATATGCACCTCCTGCATTGATGATAACATACAGACAATGAAAAATCAAACAAAATTGTATTGAAAGTCGATACAATGTATTGAAATGTATTGAAATGTATTGAAAATCAATACAATATATGATATAATACCTATATCAATTAAAGATAAGGGGTGTGTATTTATGATTATAGGCTATGCGAGAGTGTCAACCAAGGAACAGAACCTTGCAAGACAGTTAGAAGCACTGAAAAATGCTGGATGTGAAAAAATCTATACAGACAAGTTATCAGGCAAGGACTTTGAACGTCCAGATTATCAGACTATGATTGCCAATTTAACGAGTGATGATGTTCTAATTATCTTGTCTATCGACCGGCTTGGCAGAAACTATGATGAGATCATGGATGAATGGCGAAGAATCACTAAGACAATCAAAGCAGACATTAGGGTTCTCGATATGCCGTTACTTGACACGACTATCGGAAGAACCGGAGACTTGACAGATACATTTATCGCTGATCTGGTATTGCAGATTCTTTCTTACGTTGCGAATCTCGAACGAGAGCATATCAGAGAGAGACAGGCAGAAGGAATCGCTATCGCAAAGAAAGAAGGAAAATACAAGGGCGGCACAAAGAAAACTGTAGATAGTGAATTGCTTGACAGCAATTTGATTCTTTACCGGTCCGGTAAGATCACCAAGTCTGCATTTGCGAAGAATATCGGTGTATCACGACCGACTTTAGACAGGATTTTGTCAGAATACGCTGCATAAGCGTTTTTATGCTCTATCGCCAAAAGGTAAGGCACAGGACTTTGACTCCTGCATTTGTTGGTTCGAATCCAACTAGGGCAGTTTGGATTCTTAATGTTTTTCATTTTGGAATCCTCCTTTCGTAACCCACTAGCGGAAAGCTGATTAAAGAGCCGTCACAAGGCTCGGTGGGTTTTGCCGGTTGAATACCGGCACGTATAAACCCCTTTTATCCCATGGGGAACACACATTTCTCCTTTGCGCATTTCCCATCCCCAAGAGGATGCGCACACGAAGCATAGATCAATGGCAGATCATACGGTTTTACACACCCCACGTTTTCCCGTAAATTCCGGTTCGATTCCGGGTGCTTCGTATCTCACAACCTGCATACCCACGAATACGTTTTGACGCAACAAACTATTTTCTTATCGGGTCGTGAGTGTAATATCTTGTCTGATTCTATGTCACTGATTCGCGGTGCGTGACTAACGAACAGTCTTGGATTTTGCGCGGTGTTCACGCGTGCGCCACACAATTTCGACTAACCCGCGGCGAAAAAAGTCGCTTCGACATGTAGTGTAATTGGCTAGCATAATTCGCATATTGCGATATAGGTGGAGTTCGAGTCTTCCGTGTCGATTCCATTGAAAAGGGACATTTTTTGTTCTCCCAATGTCGTGGAATCCAACCATGCACATTTTCGGATGTGCATACCGTTACAGGCGGTATTTTGCCGATATGGGATAATGGTATTCCAATAGCTTGCTAAGCTATCCAACATATAAATGTTGTTCGTGTTCGATTCACGATGTCGGCGTTCTCACATACAATTGAAATGGAAATATAGTTGTTGGTTATCTGTATTATCCTAAAACCAACCTGTATGTGAGTTGATGCGTGGCGAAATAGGTAAACGCTAATCAATGGTTAAGAAAAAGGTGTGCGACAAGAATTGCTATTAACAAGTCTGGTAAAAAGCTGTAAGCAATTACACCAATAAATCCGTTAGAAAATAAAAATCCATTTTTCCCTATTCGTAGGTGCAGACTAACTAACGGAATTTCATGTGTGGTGCAAATCCACACCGCATCAAGAGTCCGGTTAGCGACCGGATAGGCAGGCGTTGCGGTATTCCCTGCCGAAATTAAAAATGTCGATATAGGTTGCTTGACAGTCGAACATGGACAAGTGGTAATAAGTGGTCGGATGATACTTTCCTATATCGGAAACCGCACATTGTAGCATATCTCAATGGGAGAGTGGCGTGCGCACAGAAAACAACGATGAAAGCCGGATGGTGGTTCGAATCCACCTGCTACACTTAACAGCAAACTAGCTTGACGAAGCGAAAAGCGGAACTGTGACCGCCTGTTTGCTGATTTGTTGTTCACAGGTTCTAAGCACAAGTGGAGTGCTGTTATCTTTCACAGGAGGTAATATAAAATGAATTTGAGAGATTTATTTATAGATAAGTCAAAGACACTTATTGTAAATACAGATTTAGCACTTGTATTGGGCGATCTGAACGAAGCAATAATTCTTAATCAGTTAAATTATTGGCTTGAAATCAACAAAAAGGCTGACAAGAATTTTATTGATGGAAAATATTGGGTTTATAACTCTTACGCAGAGTGGAGAGAAAATGATTTTCCTTATTGGAGTGAAAAAACAATACAAAGAACATTCACACGGCTTGAAAACAAAGGAATCGTCATTTCTGCAAATTATAACAAGATGTGCATTGATAAAACAAAGTGGTATTCAATAGATTTTGAAGTGCTTGAAGAGATGATAAAGGCTTATGATTCTAATAAAATCTCCGAAGAGGACAAAATGTCCTGTCGAGAAGGACAATATGACAGACCAATACCAAAGAATACTACTAAAGATTACTCTTATGCTTTTTCTAAAGAAAAAGGAACATTATGCTTTTCTCCCGAAAAGGCGGTCGGGCAAAGCGATATTAAATATCAAATTGATGATGTTCCATATCTTGTCGGTCAATATGCAGAGCCAAACGTTCTAGGAAGCCAAATAATCGACCTAAGAAACATTATTCAATATTTTATCAGCAGATACGAAGAAGAATCGGATATACGGCATATAGACGTATCAGACAGCGCAATTAAGAGTATCGTCGATGCATATTTCCATCCGACCGGTAAAGTGGCTGATTGTGAAGCAGAAGATTATATGTGGATGATTGATGATTACTTTGCTACCGATTACAAGATGAATGGCAGGCGCGTGTCTAAGAGCTTGCAGCATTTCTTTTCCGGGAAGATCAGAGAAAACATTTACATGAAACGGATATAAGATGAATTATGGAAAGCAGGTAACTATAAGTGATTGGAATTATAACAAGCATTGTGAAAATGATAATTATAATAGTTTTATCAATTTTAAGTTGCTCAGGAATTTGGGTTTTCTTTACTGGAGATAAATCGAAAAACGAAACAATATGTGATGGAGTGGCTGTGTGCATTTTGCTTTTAATGTGGATTTTAATAATTGTGAGTTGAGATTTTAAGGAGAGTGGTAGAAGTGGACGGAATTGAAATGATAGAGAATATTGCTAAAGACATCAAAAGAAGAGAAGATAAAGAGATGGCTATGGCATTTACAAATGTTATAGGAACGTTGCTATCAACTAATGGAGTTGCGGTAGAAACTTCAAAATATGAAATTAAAAACGAATATAAACAAGACAAGAACAAATACATGATTGAGAAAGAATATGGAATCACTATTGATGGTCTTGATTTTTTTGAGCATGATAGAGAACAGGAAGAAAAAATCAAAACATTAGAAAGAAAAATCGAGAATTGGAATTTTTATATCACTCAACTCAAACACGACTTAAAAGAACTGAAGAATAAATCTTCGGGCGCAAAAAAGATAAATCTTAATGACAGAATAAGAGTTAGGTTGACACCACTTGGAGTAAAAATATTTTATTCGCAGTTTGATGATCTTAATCTGTCTTTAGGAAGAGAGGTTTTAGAACCTCATATGCCAGAAATCGAAAAAGATGGATATACGGAAATGCAATTATGGCATTTTATTCAACTTTATGGTCCATATATAGGCGTAGGGAGAGAAAATGTTATTGAACCGCTAGATATTATTTTTATAGAATAAGCGGACTCTTAGTTAAAAAATATGCTTTTGAAAGGGTAAATGCATTTGATTTATGCCCTAAGTGCAGAAAATATTTTGATAGGTTTATGAGGAATGAAAATATCAATACAAAAAATAGTACAAAAAGCGGCTGATGAAGCATTAGACAATGCAACAATTAACAATATCCCTTTTCACGAATGGATTGATAATGTGAATAATGCTTATGAGAATAAAAAATGCAACCTGACTTCTTGCCGACACAACGCAGATGGTAAATGTACAAACGAAGAAAAGAGAAAAGAATGTATTGAAGTTTCTGAAAAGGTGTTATGTATAAAGTGAAAGGAGATATAGAAAACTATGAAAAAATTATTTGTAAGCGTGCCAATGAAAGGCAGAACAGAGGAAGAAATCAAATCAAGCATTCAGAAGATGAAAAAGATTGCAGAAATTTACGAGGGAGAAGAGATGGAACTGATTGATAGCTACATTGATGAAGAACCCAAGGAAGACTGTAATAGAGGTGTTTGGTTTCTTGCAAAATCTATTGATATGCTTGCAGAAGCCGATGTGTTTATTGGTATACGAGAATGCTACGATTGGAACGGCTGTTGCATTGAAAGTGAAACAGCAGGAAAATATGGCATTAAAGCATATATGATTCCTGCAAGATATGTAATTGATGATTATGATGCGCTTCTGAATAAATTACATCTGTCTTGCAATGAAGCGATGCAATTTTAATAAAAACATTACCGGCTAACAAATGGAGTTAGTCGCTAACCTAGAAGAATTATAGGCAGAGATTTCTTTTCGGCATCTCTGCTTGAATGAGCGGAGGTGCTTTTCTTTATGGCATCTAAAGAACTAATAAACACAGTAAATCAATATGACAATTTTATAAAGACACATCTTGTCGATGAATCCGTAATATCTGCCTACGTAGAAGCCTGTAAGGTGGCTATCAATGGCGAAAAGGATATTGAGTATGGGTTACAAATCACAAAGCGGTCTAAGGGCATTATAGAGCAATTTTGCATGAAGCAGACAGGCGGAACTATATGGGATTTAGAGAAATATGCACAAGATCATAATACGCCATATGACCTGATAGACAAATATTATGATCTTCTAAAATTGGAAAGCTATTACAATTTTGAGAGCTTTATGTATTACATGGAGCGTAAACGTAATTGGAGTAAGCGGTTTTATTATCCAAGAAGAAAGACTTTGAAGGTTGTTGTAAATGACCTTGAAGATTTGGAAAACAGAAAGATCAAATTTTACGGCTTGTCAATGCCATCCCGTGTCGGAAAATCAACAATATGCATATTTTTCCTTGCCTGGGTTGCAATGCGTAGACCAAATAGCCACTCTGCAATGGGCGGACACTCTGGAATCCTTGCAAAAGGATTTTATAAGGAACTTATGAATTTGTTTTCGACAGAAGAATATGCATTTGATGAATTATTTTTCTTTTGGAATCCAGAATATGCAAATAAATCTCTTGTAACAGACAAAAGTGCGGATGAATTTACAATTACTTTGGGTGATCCAGATAGATTCGCAACAATTACTTGCCGAGGTATTGATGGAACATGGACCGGTGCGGTTGATGTATCGAAAGATGGATATTTGTACGTAGATGACTTGGTAAGAGATCGTGAACATTCTCTTAGCCCTACTCGAATGGAAAATACGTATCAAGAATATCTGAATAAGATGGTTGACCGTAAAAATGACGGAGCAAGGGAATTGATGGTCGGTACATTATGGAATGTCCTTGACCCGTTGGAACGATTACGGAAATCTTATGACGGAAATCCAGAGTACAGATTTAGAAGAATACCGGCACTTGATGAAAACGACGAAAGTAATTTTGATTATGAAATAAATGGTTTTTCTACTGCATACTATAGAGATATGAGGGAGAAACTTGATAAGGCAGAGTGGGAAGCTAAATTTATGCAGCGACCATTTGTGCGTGAAGGATTGCTTTTCCCTACGTACGAATTAAGATATTTCAACGGAATATTGCCGGATGGAGATTTTCGCCGTATTGGAGTTGTGGATGTTGCATGGGGCGGCGGAGATAGTTTATCAATGCCGATTGGTGCAGAATATGATAACGGAGATGTATATATCTATGATTGGGTATTTAATAAAGGAGCAAAAGAGGTCACGTTGCCTTTAGTGGTGGGAAGAATTATAGGAAACGGAATAAGGCAAACACGATTCGAGGGAAACACAGGCGGAGATTTATATTGCCAATATGTTGATGAACGGTTGCAGGATCAGAAATATAAATGTTCGTGTACAAGCAGGAAGGCACCAAACAAAGTTGAAAAGCTATCAAAAATCATAGCATATTCTGGCGATATAAAAAGAAAATTTATTTTTCTTGAATCAAAGAAGGTTACACAAGATCAGTTACAGAAAGATGCAGAATTAGGCGTTGTTCGATATCGAAGAAACGACGAATATCAAGCGGCTATGGATGAATTGACTATGTTTGTATCAATTGGAGAGAACAAACATGATGATGCTGCCGATGGACTTACACAGCTTGAAATGTTTATAGAAAATCCAAATAATCTTGCAACGGCAACAGCAACGGCAAATCCGTTTAGAACAGGAGGCTATTAAATGACAACGGCAAAATACTTATCGCAGATCAAAGAATTTGATATTAAGATTGACAGAAAAATTGCAGAAAAAAATCGGCTACGTGAAATTGCAACATCTACAGGTGGTACCGGTGATGGCGAGCGAGTGCAAACTTCTATTAAGCGTGACAAGTTGGGAGATACCGTTGCAAAGATTATTGACACGGAAAAAGAAATCGACCATTTGATTGATATTTACGTGTCAAAAAAACAGGAGATTATTAAGCAGATCGACCAGATGGAAGATATGGAACAGTATGAGATACTGCATTTATACTTTGTTGATGGATATAACATAAAAGAGTGTGCAAAGTTTAAGAATTGTAGCACGAGAAAAGTTGATTTACTTAAATCAAAAGCAATGAAAACATTCGAAAAAATGTTTGGAAAATTATATTATGCGTAAGTTTGCGTACATTTGCGTTATTTTGCGTATGTTTGCATATTGTTTCGCTGCAGAACATATAGTATAGTTAAAATGCAAATGTTGTCTAAAGACATTTCAATTTCTTTCACAGAAAAATCCTTGGAAAAGCATCGTGACGTTATCGCGGTGCTTTTTTAATGCAATTTTTTAGGAGCATAGGATGAAAAGTAAAACAATTTACTGTCCGAGATGCAAACGTAAGGTTGGCATCTATGATGGGCGGTCATCATTCATAATGACATATAGTTGCCGGAAATGCGGTAAAAGAGTTTTGTTCAATCCGGCAGACAACGAGATAAAGATAAAAGACAGACCGCAAAGAGAAGTTTCTAGCGGAGTAATGATTATTTAGGTGTGGCAGAATGAATAACAGAATGTATCTACAAGACCTTGTTCAAGGTCGATACGGAAGAAAAATTGCATATACAAGCGTTGATAAGATAACCGCAGATAATGTTGTCAAAGTTATTGGAGAATGCATTGGAACATTTTACTACAACAAATCTGTTATCCGATATCTTTGGAATTATTACAAGGGAGATCAACCGATTTTGTATCGACAGAAGTTAACAAATGAAGATATCACAAACAGAATCGTGGAAAATCATGCATACGAAATTGTTCAGTTCAAAGTGGGGCAGACCTACGGCGAGCCGATTCAATTCATTAGCCGAAAAGATGATGAAGCAGTCAACAAGGCTGTGGATATGCTCAATGATTTTATGGCAGATGCAAACAAGCAAGAAAAAGACATCAAAGCTGGAGAGTGGCAATCCGCAACAGGAACATCATTTAAGGCGGCAAGACCTAAAGCAAATTCAGATGTTCCATTTTTAATTGTGGCACCAACACCGATGAATACTTTCACAATCTATAACGACAGCACAGAAGAACCGATGCTTTCCGTTCAGGAGTTAAAAGACGAAAACGGAAATTGGTATAAATTAGCATTTTCCGATACGACATCTTATAAGATTCAAGACGGAAAATTGATTGAGAGCAAACTTCACACATACGGCGGAATACCGATTGTTGAGTTTCCTAACAATCACGAAAGAATTTCCGATATCGAGCTTGTTATTGGTATGCTGGATGCGATAAACAATATGCAGTCCAATAGAATGGATGGCGTTGAACAATTTGTGCAGTATTGGATAAAATTTGTGAATTGCCAAATCGACGAAGCAGAGTTCGAGAAAATGAAGAAAAGCCATGCTTTGGCAGTTAAGTCAAACAATGGAGATAATAAATCCGATGTCGATATTATGACACAGGAATTAAATCAAACACAATGTCAAGTCGCAAAGGATGATATATGGGATAATACACTATCTATTCTAGCGATACCGAATAAACAAGGGAATACCGGCGGAGATACGCAAGGAGCTGTAGAACTTCGTAATGGATGGGATTTTTCTAAGACAAGGGCGAAACTGAAAGACCCGATTGTCAAATCGGCAGAAAAACGACTTGCAAATGTTGTGTTAAATATTCTTAGAGTGAATGATAACGACCTGAAACTATCAACAAGAGATTTTGATGTACAGATAAATCATAGTCCACAGGATAATATGTACACCAAGGCACAAACACTTACAGTATTGTTGCAAGCTGGCATACATCCGCTTATTGCGATAGCAACAGTAGGATTGTGGGGAGACGCGGAAAAGACATTTAACTTATCAAAACCGTATCTCAAAAATCTGTATAAGACTATTGATGATGCAGAAGCACAAAAAGCAAAGGCACAAGAAATAGTAGATCAAATGAATAAGAAAGATAAAGCAATTACTGAATAATCGGTAGTTGCTTTTATTTTTATAAATTTTGCACCTATGCGGTAAATAGGAGAAACTCGGCAGGAGCGACCTGCGGTATCAAAAGCGTGAGTTTACGGAGGTAATTATGACAAGAGATGACGTATTGAAACTATTTCCGGATGCGACTGATGATCAGATTACTAATCTGTTAAATCAGAACAATTCAGAAGTTGCGACGGAGAAGAACAAGGCAAAGCAGTACAGGGAAAAGGCTGGTACAGCGGACGAGTTACAGAAGAAACTGGATGAATTGGAAGCTGGAAACCTGTCAGAAATCGAAAAGGCAAACAAAGCCTTGGATGCGGCTAATCAGCAGATCGCAGAGTTGCAGAAAAATAATGCAATCAGAGATCAGAGAGAAGCCGCCATGACTAACTTCAAGATTACGGCTGAGCAGGCAAAGACAGTAGTCAAGGACGATGGAAGCCTTGATTATGAATCTCTTGGAAAGATTATGTCCGAGAAAGAAACAGCTGCGGCACAGGCTAAGGAACAGGAGATTGCTAAGCATCAAGATGTTCCGGGCGGTGGAAGTGCTGGTGGCAAAGATAAAGATAAGACAGCAGATGTTGAGAATGCTGAAAAAATCACTTTCGGCAATCCAGCATCTAATTCAGAGGCAAAAAACAGTTATGTGATTTAACAGGAGGTAGAGACGATGGGAAAACCAATCGTAAGAGATTTTTCTCAGGAAAAAGGAATTTTGAAGTTTTTTCCGTATGAAGGCGCAGCGTGCCTTGTAACACAGGCATCCGTATCAAGCCCAGACGAAAACGGAAGAAAAATTGTAAAAGCTGGTACGCCGTTCCCAAGCAACGACGAAAACTGCGTTGGGTATTTACTCCACGACGTTGATGTTACACAGGGAGATGCCCCAGGAACATACGTATATCAAGGAACGATTGACTGGACTAAGGTTACAGGACTTTCAATTACAGACAAGGCAAGATCGGCAACACCAAGAGTAACATTCTATGGTGCGCCGGCAATTAAAGCTACAACAGAAAGTGTTTAGGAGGTAGAAGAACATGGCATTACCATTATCAGAAGCATTTACAGCGAGAAGCCTCGGCGTGATGTGGGACAATTACCAAAAGACATTAGGTTCTGCCCCTTATCTTGGCAGACAGAAGTTTGGAACGAGAAAGCAGAGTTCTCTTTCTCTTAGATTCATTAAGGGAAAGAACGGACTTCCGGTTTCATTAAAGGCATCAAACTTTGATGCACAGGCAGAGTTGAGAGATGTTGGAGGTTTCTCTGACATTCAAAATGAAATGCCTTTTTACCGGGAATCATATATGGTTACCGAAAGAGAAGAGCAGGACTACGATAACTACAGAAGCGCAGAAAATTCAAGCCTTGCAAATGATGTCCTTAGAGAAATCAGCAAGAAACCTATGAACCTCATCGAGGGTGCGCTTGCTGTACCAGAGAGACAGATTTGGCAGTTGCTTGCACCGGAAGATGGTATTCCAAGAGTAAAGGTCGTTATCGACAACAAGCCATATTATGTTGATTATACATCGGATGAAGGAGCAGAACATAAGCAAAAGCACTTTAAGGCTATTACAGGAACAAGCACATGGGATAAACCTTCAACAGCGGCACCTCTTGATGATCTGATTACAGCACGTAGAGATTTCGCAAAGGCTACAGGATATTCTCTTACAAGATTTACGATGAACACCGAAACATGGGAGATGGTACTCAAGGCAGAGGATACAAAGAAACAGGTGCTTGGTATCACAGCTTATAATGGCGGTATCAGATTGCAGCAGGCACAAGTTACAGAGTATCTTCGTGGATACGGAATCGAGATTGAGGTATACGACAAACTGTATATTGATGAAACAGGAACAACCAAGTATTTTGTGCCAACAGGAATCGTATCTGCACAGACAGCAGGCGTTTTCCTTGGAGATTATGTATTTGGTAAGACACCAGAAGAGAGAAGCGGAAGTCTCACGGACGGAAATCTGTCTATTGTCGAGACAGGTGTATCAGTTTACACATACGCAACAAATCATCCAATCAATACTCATTGCGTAGTATCTATGATTGGTCTGCCTACATTTGAGGGAATGGATAGCGTGCTTGTAATGAAGGTTAAGGAGTAGCCTATGATCGCTGAATACGGCATTAAATATAATGGCGTGTGGTATCAAGTTGGAGATGAGATTGCAGAGGAAGTGGATAAAAACACTTCCTCTGATACTTCTGACTTTATGACGCCACCGGAAAAAAATTTTACAAAGACAGAAATTAAGCGTATGCCTGTTGGGAATCTTAGAGAACTTGCTTCTGAATACGGAATTGAAAATGCAGAAGAAAAAACAGGTGAAGAGCTGAAAGATTGTTTGATTAGTGTTTTGGGCTTATAGGAGAATAATTATGACAACATTAGAACAAGTCAAAATTCGATTGAAACAATTTCATATGGAGAAGGTTGACGGAAAAGATGTTGTTGTGTTTGATAAAATCGAAAACAATCCGCTTATTGAACAACTAATTGAGCAAGCAAAAAAAGATGTTATTGCAAAGCGGTGTTACCCTGATTCTTACACGCAGGAAATGATTGAAGAAGATATGAACTCTTTTGAGGGTGTCATAGTAAACCTTGTTGTGTACGACTATTCACAAGCTGGCGAGAACTATATGACGAGCTATTCAGAAAATGGAGTATCGCGCCATTGGAGAGATAGAGACAGCTTGTTTGTGGGTGTATATCCGTTTGTAAAGGCATTATAAAAGAAGATTGTGCGTTATTGTGTTTGCAGTGCAGATGCGGTAGCAGGCGGTGTGCATCAAGGGTGGTGGGCGGCACATCAACTAAAAGAAAATAGGAGCTACAGAATGAAAGAGTTTTTGTTACAGACATATACAGTCGTTCTTCCGATAATGCTCGGATATATTGTCTGGCTTCTAAAGCAACAAAAGAAAGATAAGGATGCAAACAGCAAAGGAACAATGTTACTTTTGCGTGTGCAGCTTATAGAGTACCACGATAAATACGTTTCGCTGGGAGAGATACCATCTTACGCATATCAGAATTTCTCTGAAATGTACGACGCTTATCACGCTCTTGGCGGAAACGGAATGATAACAAAAATGTATGAGGAAATTAAGCAAATACACTTAAAGAACGGAGGTAAAGAATAATGCAGGAATTATTAAGCAACGCAACTATTTTACTTGCTGTAGTTGGAGGTTTAGCATTTACTGTGTCTGTAATTACACAGGTAATTAAAGGCATATTTAAGAGTGTACCAACAGACTTGGTTGTATTTGTGCTTTCAATCGCTCTTACTGTAACAGCGTTCATCGCTTATATGCAGTATATCAAAGCTGAAATGCTATGGTATATGATCGTTGCATCCGTAATTGCAGGATTTATTGTGGCCTTTGTTGCCATGTTCGGATGGGAAAAGCTATCTGAATTATGGAAACGTTTCGGTAAGGATGTGAAGTAAATGTCGTTGGAAATCAACAAGCAAAAGATGATGTATTCACTTAGCCTTGGATTGCAACCGCAGTACAGACGTGAAGATGATGGGAATATCATATATACCGGATATACAGACGATGATGGCACGTTTATTCCATATTTGGATGAAGATGGCAATAAGATACCAGAAGTAACAGGAGAACCGATTGAAGCATATACGGAGCCTGTTATTTTTTATTCATCCATAAGTAACAAGCTAAGCGAAGCAACAGCTAAAGAGTTTGGAATAGATGATTCAACCAATTATGCACAGTTAGTTACAGACAAAAACGCATTTCCACTTGTGGAAGGTTCATTGATATGGAAGCGGTCGGAAGTTGGCTATAAGGAAAACGACAAGACGATCATTGATTCCACGTCGGCAGATTACATCGTAAAGGGCGTGGCAGATGAAGGATTGACAGTTGACCTTTATTTGCTCCGTAAGAATGTGAAGAACGCAGAGTAGGTGATGGCATGGCACGTAAAAAGACAATCAGTATGAATTGTCTGTCTCAATCAAGCATTCAGAACGCTATAAAACAGCTTAGAGACTACCAAAATAGTTTGACGTATAAATGTCAGATGGTGGCTCAAAAGTTGGCTGAAAAAGGCGTAGAGATTGCGAGAGTACAGATTGCAGACCTTGATGCGATATTTAATCAAGATTTGATTAAAAGCATTCACTCTGAATATGTTGGAAGTGTCAAGGGTGGCGGTGTATGGGCGGTTGTGGCTGGTACGGATCATGCGTTGATGGTTGAGTTCGGAACCGGAATTGTTGGTCAAGAGCATCCTTATCCGGGAGAATTTCCGGACGGCGTAACGTGGGACTATGCAAGTGGTAAGACAATTAGACAGGCTACGCAAGACATATCTATAAATGGAGATACGTTTGTTAAGGCTGGGGAATATTATTGGACTTATATCGGCGATGATGGGAAACTGCATATCACAAAGGGTATGCCAAGCAGACCTTTTATGTATTACACATCGCTTCAACTTATGAAATTGGTTGAGAAAACTGTAAAAGAGGTATTCAAGAATGGTTGATAATACATGGGCGTACGAAAATGAAACAAAAGTTTTAGGTATTCTCAACTCATACGCTATCCCGAATTTAAGAAAGAAATTTCCAAGTATGAAGTGGCAACAAGGTGTTACGATCACCAATCTCGAAAGCAGATTGTCAAAACCAACATTTCCGACTATATACGTTCACGAATTGCCAGGAACAGAGCAAGGTCGGACGCTAGACGGTCAAAATATCAATGGTGTTTTAACCACGTTTGAGGTTCAAACGTTCACGAACACATCACAGTATGATGCGAAGCTTATGCTTGCAATAGTCGCAGACGTATTTAAGACAATGAGGTTTGAAGTAACGTCAATGCCGGAATTTAAGTCTGACGGAACAGTATACAGAAGCGTTGCGAGATTTAGAAGAATACTCGGAGCAAATGATAGATTGATGGATAAATAATTTAAGAACCTGTTTTCGGGTTCTTTTTTTATGCATATTTTTAAGGAGGTAAAAGAAGATGGCAGCAGCAGGTATTTCAACACTTGAAATTACATTCGGCTATGGTACAGAAGCAACCGCCGGAACAAAACCAACATCCTTTAAGCAGTTGACACGTATCAACGCATTGGGTGGAATCACGATCGACCCGGAACAGATTGATGCATCTGCGTTGGAAGATACAACAACAAGATACGTTAAAGGACGTGCTGACACAGGTGGTTCATTCCCTGTAACAGTAAACTTTACGGCGGAGACAATCGCAGAATGGCAGGCTCTTATCACAGAGTACAAGGCATTGTCTGGTGGAAAGAGAATGTGGTTTGAGACGATCATTCCGGGAATTGAGAAGTCGTTCTTTGTTGTAGCACAGCCACCGGAGCAGATTCCACAGCCGGAAATCGGACAGAACGAATTGCTTACAATCGAGATGAATCTTACGATTGAAGAGTATAAGGGAATGGACGAATCCGTGGCATTTACACCGGGGGAATAGTTAGTCACTCGTTAGATTCTGATACCGCAGTGATGAGTGACGAAGAATCGAATGCGGTAAACAGCTATTCATCGTATGTTGATGAATAATTAAACATTGCACAGAAAGGGCGGACTTCGGTCTGCCCCTTTCCTATGTGAAAGACATAGGAGGAAAGGTAAAAGGTATTTAATTATGAAAACAATTACAGTTGATGGAAAAGAATATAAGTTAGAGTTTGGTTTCGATGCAGTAGAATTGGGTGACCTTGTGCAGAAAATGTTTGAGGTTAAATCCGGTCTTTATGTTGCACGGTCGGCACAGGCAGGAAACAATATTGCGGTGGCAATGCTTGATGGAACAAGTGAGATGCTTGCCACAATTCCTAAGATTTGCGTGCTTGCTATTTATGCAGGATGCTTGGAACATAACCCGGTTTCTATGGATGAAGCAAAAGCTCTGTTAAAGAAATATATGAAGCAGGAAAAGAAATCTTGCACGGACGTGTACAACGAAGTGTTGATGCCATGCATGGAGGATGATGGTTTTTTCGTGATGAGTGGAATCGAGAAAATGATCGAGACCATGAATCAGGCAATGGAGCAGGAAGAGAATGCGGAACAGACACAGAAGGTAGTGCCACAAGACCACAAGAAGAGTTCCAAAGCGTCCGCGAAGTAATATGGAAGGGTTTCTTTCCTTCGGCATATTCTATGGGAATTTCGTATGAAGAATTTAAGCATATGAATCCGCGTAAGCTGGAATATGTAAGAGACGGATATAAGCAAAAAATCAAACAGATAGATGCTCTTAATTGGATGAACGGTCAGTATACTATGTCCGCAGTTGCGGTTGCAATCGAAGCAAACTTCGCAAAAAATCCAAAAGGAAAATATATGAAAAAACCTGTTATCTTGGCTATGGAAACGCGAGAAGAAGATTTGCAAAAGCAACGCGAAGCGTTTCTGGCTGGACTTCTTGCTATGCAGGCAAATTATGAATTGGAGCATCCAAAAAATAAGAACAATACAGACGGTACAACATAGGTTTGTGCCGTCTTTTTTACTATGTGACAGAAAGTTGGTGTGATCGTGGCAACGGAAATTGATAGCCTTCAACTTAAAATCGGAGCGGAAGCGCAGAAAGCGTATAACGATATTGACAAACTCATAAATAAATTGGGTGTTCTGTCTAAGTCATTGGGCGGCGTAGATACTAAAGGACTTCAAAAGCTGGCAAGCGGCGTGAATATCCTTAGTGGCGCAATGCAGAGTTTCCAAGGTGTTAAACTGTCCGATTTTACACGAATTTCCAAGGGAATACAGAAATTTGAAGCGGTGGACGGAACAAAGCTATCGCAGTTATCAAGCACGTTGACACCGCTTGCAAGTGGAATTGCTACGCTTAGTGGCTTGAATTTTGACAACAAAGGTCTTGTGAATTTTATAAATTCGATTACAAGATTGTCAAATTCAAATGTGAGCGGTCTTAATTCCGTGAATTTTGCACAGTTGAGCGCAAACATAAACCAACTTACATCGGCGTTAAACAGCTCGAAAACTGTTGCAAGCAATACCATTCAAGTCGTAAATGCGGTGTCGAGATTGGCAAGTGCCGGAGCAAATGCACAGGCAACAAGCACAGCATTACCACTATTAGGGGCAAACCTTAAACGCCTGATAAATTCATTGTCAAAAGCTGGCGTTGTATCAGAGAATACAATACAGTTTGCATCGGCGTTAGGACTTCTTGCATCTGCTGGAAACAGAACTGCACAAACAGCTGCAAACCTTGATGCGCTTGCGGAAGCGTTGAAACGGTTTATGCAAACAATGTCAACCGCACCGACAGTTAATGCAAACATTATCCAAATGACGCAAGCAATCGGACAACTTGCATCGAACGGTAATCGCGTCGGTGGAGTGACACGCGGACTTACATCTTCGCTTAATAGCTGGGGAAATTCTGCAAAGAAAGCATCAAAGCACTCATTTAACCTTGCATCTGCAATCGGTAAAGTGTATGCGACATATTGGATGTTGTTCCGTGCGCTTGGTGTATTTCGTAAAGCAATAGATATAAGCGGTGCATTGACAGAAGTTCAAAATGTTGTAAGTCACAGTTTTGGACCGTCTATGGATAAAGTCGAAGAACAGGCTAAGAATGCGATTTATACACTTGGAATGTCCGAATTGTCATTTAAGAAATATGCGTCAACATATCAATCAATGGGCCTTGCTATGGGTATCACCGCAAAACAGGTCGGAGATGCGAACAACTTCCTTGCAAAATCCACAAATGGATATGTGCAAGCATCCGACGATATGGCAGATGTGTCTCTGAATCTTACTAAGTTAGCCGGAGATATTGCATCGTTCTATGATAAGTCGCAAGCAGACGTTGCGGAAGATTTGCAAGCGGTATATACCGGCATGGTCGTTCCGCTTCGTAAATATGGTCTTGACCTTACACAAGCAACTTTGAAGCAATGGGCGTTGAATAATGGCATGAATGCTAATATTGATAGCATGTCACAGGCTGAAAAGACAATGCTTCGTTATCAGTACGTTATGTCGCAGACAACCATGGCGCAAGGCGATTTTGCAAGAACCGCTGATACATGGAACAACCAAGTGCGATTACTTGGAGAGAATTTCACGCGACTTGGTGCTATATGGGGTAATGCCGGCATCAACATGTTAAAGCCTTTGCTTCAAGCACTTAACAAGGGCTTGGATGCAGTTATCAATTTTTCGGAGAATATCGTTAATGCTTTAGGAGCAATATTCGGTTGGAAATTGGAAATCCAACGTGGCGAACTTGCGGATGATTTCGAAGATGCCGCAACAGGTGCAGACGACCTCGCATCCGGAACAGGAAAAGCGGCTGATAATGCAAAAAAGTTGAAGCAACAATTACAAGGCTTCGACGAACTGAATGTACTGAATACGCCTAACGATAGTTCCGGTGGTAGTGGTGGTTCTGGTGGTAGTGGCGGTGCATCTTCCGGTGGTTCAAGTGGTGGAATGAAGTTTAACGTCACAGAGACAGACGGACTTTACAAGAGTGCCATTTCTAACCTTAGAGGACTCGGAGAATACATCGGAATAAATCTGACGAAAGAACTTGAAAGCATTGATTGGGATAGTGCTTACAAGGGTGCGGAGAATTTTGGAAAAGGATTGGCAGACTTTTTAACAGGTCTTATATCTCCACAGCTTTTCTACGCAACAGGAAAAACTATTGCAAATTCATTAAATACTGCAATTACTGCATCGCTTAGTTTTACAGACAACTTTGATTTTGACGATCTTGGGTTGTCTATTGCATCCGGAATAAACGGATTTTTCCAAAACTTTGATTTTAAGAAGTTTGCAAAAGCTATCAATGGTTGGGTAGACGGAATCGAAGATACAGTATTCACAGCACTTAAAAATATATCTTGGTCGGATGTATTAAAGGGTGGTGTTGACTTCCTTACCGAATTAGACCTTGATACGGTTGTAATTGCCATCGGTGCTTTTAAATGGATGCATGGCGGTAAAGAGATTGCCACAGGCGTGTTAAAGAATTTGCTTGCAAAGGAAATATCAACAGGAATTGGCGATAAAACCATTCCTATTAGCAAAGCAATTTCTATCTCAATTACAACAGCGGTAATTGGATTCAAGGTTGGAAATTGGCTGTACGAAAATACACCGTTCAGTAAGTTTGCAGATGTAGTTGCAAAGTGGCTTGTAGACAAAGAGGGGAATGTAAACATTGCAAAGGCTATTAGCCTTACGATTGCTTCTCTTGGCGTTGTGATTACGGCTGTGCAACTAACATCGGCTGCAAAAAACGCAATCACAAATGCAATAGTTACTCATTTTGCATCTTCTTCCGTAGGAAATGCGGCAGGAGGAGGTTTGCTTAGTGGAATGGCGGCTTACTTTAAGACAAGCGCCGCAACCGCTTCTTTGGGACAAATAGGGATTGCCATTGCTGCAGGTCTTGGACTTGGAGAATTGATCGGAAAACAAGTAAATACAGGTCTTGCATCTCTTGCAGAATCACAGGGAGACAGCGAATTGGCATCGTATTATAGAGAATACGATACGCCATTCAAAGCTATCAAAGGATTGGTAGAAACAATCAAAGAAGGACATACTAGCATAGGAGAACAGGTAGCAGAACAAATAAGCAACATAAAAATTATGGAGCAAAAAATATCAGATCTGCCACCGCAGGTACAAAAAGTATGGAAATCCGTTGCAATGGGTGAAAAACCATTAAAAAGCATAGGAAAAACAGGAAGATCTTCTTTTGGTGTGCTTAGTGAAGCAATCGAAAATGCTTCATGGAAAATGACTGAAAAATTCAGCGGATTTTTAAAATTGATTCCTGGATATGTGGAACAAACGGGGAAAGATGTCGATGGAAAGACTAAAAACGGATTAGCCAATGTTGGAGCTTCTGTTGCAAATGGGAAAAATCAAATAACGTCGCTTGTTAAGCAGACTAAAAATAGTGTAGTTTCCGATTACAATAACATGAACAACAGCACATCTAACAGTGTCAAAAATATGTCACAGAATACGACATCAAGCGTACAAGGAATGGCTGGGTCGGTTGTAACAAGTATTCAAGGAATGGCAGGAAATTCTACAAACAATTTTTCTGTTATGACTAAAAATGCTACAAGCTCAGCTAATGGTATGTCGTTGTCTGTGATTAATGCTTTAACAGGAATGAAGAACAGTTCTGGCACAACTCTTAATGGCATGGCAACCGATATGGCACAGAAATTTGCCAAGATGAAAGTAGATTCATCAAGCGGTGGTAAGAATGTTACTAACGCATTTGTTGGCGCTTTAGGCGGACTTCGTGGCGGAGCAAATAATCAATGGGGCGGTGTTGAATCCGATACAAGAAAACATACAAAGAATACGAGCGGAATAATTCAACGTGAGAATTGGAATCCGATCGGAGCGAACCTTGTCAACGGACTTAGGATCGGCTTAACAAACAAATGGAATAGCACAGGCCCAGCCGGACTTGTCGGCGGTATCGTGTCTCTTGCAAGAGGATTGACATCCGCATTAAAACGTGCGTTTGGTATTCACTCTCCGTCAAGATTGTGGAATAAAGAAATCGGTCAATTCTTGCCACCCGGCATCGGTTTGGGTATGGAAAGTGCCATGCCTAAGTTGTTAAGTGATGCAAGCGGAATGGCTACGGATTTGACATCTGCATTCAACACATCATTGCAGTTTACAGACCCATTGCAAGACTTGGCGGATATGTCAGCGGATATTGCATCATCAATCAATACAGATGTGGCAACAAGCACGTCGACAGTTATTGATACCGGTCGGATGTCAACAGACATTGCAAGCGGAATTGTAGATGGAATGTCAATGTCACAGGCAGATCAAAACCGATTATTACGAGAACAGAACGAATTACTTAGACAGTTGCTTGCGAAAGATACAGGTATATCATCAAACGATATATTCGAGAGCGTGAAGCGGTCAAACAGACAAGCGTACAACCGGACAGGTACAAATCCATTGTTATATTAAGAATTTATAGGGTAGGCACGTAAATGTGTCTGCCCTTTTTATGTGAGGTGGTTAGATGGCATATAAAGGCTATTTAATTAAGATTGGCAATTACATATTTCCGCTTTCGATGATTAAGGCAGAAAGCTACAAGGCAACGAATTACGGACAAGACTTGGATTCAACACGTGATGTAAATGGAATTTTACATAGAACGGCTTTGGAAAATACTGCACCGAAAGTTGAATTTGAGACACGAAATATGCTTGATAATACGCAGGTGTCAAGCATTTTTGCGAATATTCAAGCCAACTATACAAATGCAGTTGAGAAAAAAGCAAGTGTTGAAGTATATGTGCCTGAATTAAATAAGTATGTGACAAGTGATATGTACATGGCTGATTTTGAACCGACTATGTACTTTGCTGATGAAAAGGAAATCAAGTATCTATCAACAAGAATGGCATGGATTTCTTATGGAGTAAAAACAGTATGATTAAGATTTCGGAAGATATTAAAAAATTATATATCAAAGATGGAACGCCAATCGAATTAGAAGTGAAATTTAAGGATAATGCATTTCCAACGATTAAAGGTTCGGACGTGCTTTCAGAGCAAATGACATTGCACGAATCAATTTGTGAAGAAGAACAGTTGAAATTTGGCGGTTGTAATGCATCCAGCTTTGAATTGACAGTATTCAATTTGAATAGCGGAATTAAAGGATATGAAATCGAGCCGGTACTTATCACCAAAAAAACAGAGATTCCGTTGGGCGTGTTCTACGTGGAAACGATTGAGAAATATGCTGGCAAAGACTATAAGAAACTGACCGCATACGATAAAATGCGGTATTTCGATGTTGATGTTAAAGATTGGTATGACAGCCTTACATTTCCTATCAGCGTTAAGAATTTTAGGGATAGCCTTTGCAATTATGTCGGAGTGGAGCAGAACGATGTCACGCTGATTGCAGATAATGTAATGCTTACCAAAGAGCTTGATTCGTCAAACGGAATCAACGGACTTTCGTTAATGAAACAGATATGCGAAATCAGCGGTGTGTTTGGTCGGATGGATAGATATGGCAAGCTTGATTATTTGTCACTTGAATCTTCTATGTTGTTGCCAGCTGATGATTTATTCCCAGCAAACGACTTATACCCATCTGCCGGAAGTGGAAGCAGCGAAAATTCATTCAATATTCCTACGTCACTTATGTATGATCATCCATTGGTTGAAGATTTCTTTACTTCAAATATTGATGGTGTAATAATCGTGGATTCAGATGGCGCACAGGTAATCACAGAGAATAACCAAAATCCATATTACGTGCAAGATAACTTCGTGATTATGGGGCAGACACACGAAACGATTACAGCACTTGCGAATACGCTGTTGAGTAAGATTTCGTCTATATCTTACCGACCAATCAATTCATCAAAGATAAAGGGACAACCATACGTTGAATGTGGAGATTTTATAAGCGGAGAAGTCAATGGATATGGTTTTGAAGCATACGTTTTTCAACGTGATTTAACAGGAATTAAGGCGCTTCGAGATGCTTATATCTGTAAAGGTAAAGAAATGCTTGAAAACGATATGAACGGTGTAACCGCACAACTTCAACGTCTGAATAAAACGACAGAGAGAGTTAAGACCTCTGTGCAAGTGACAGAAAAGGGGTTGGAATCGGAAGTTAAGCGCGCAACGGACGCAGAAAGCGAACTGTCTACAAGAATTGAACAAACTGAACAGCAGATTGTGCTTCGCGTGAATTCTGCAACGGACAAAATTGTTCAAGTATCACTGATTGGAGATACAGGTAGCGGAACGGAATTTAAGGTTGACGCAGATAATATAAATCTGTCTGCAAGTGATGTAATCAATCTTCTGTCCGGAGGAACAATCAATCTTACAGGCAAGAATATTGCAATAACTTCTGACAATTTTAGTGTGACAAAAGAAGGAAAAATGACTTGCAATGACGCAAACATCGAAGGCGACATCAATGCAAAAACATTTAAGAGTGAATTTTATTACAATGGACAAAAGTATTCAGAAATGAGATTGTCAGCAGAAGGATATGAAGACAATGTCGGTTATTTAATTATGCAGGAGCTAATATCTATTCTTGGAGCAAAATTAAGGCACACGATAATTACACCGACGAGCGTTGGAGTATATGAAGATGGATACCCAAAAACCGGAGATTATGCTAAAGTGGAAACGGCTGGTTTCTTTACGAACGGAACTGCATATTTGGGATCTTCGCCGGTTATTTCCTCAGACAAAAGCATCAAGATAAATATTCAGTCACTAGACACACACAAATCTAGTGACTTTATTTATGCCTTGAATCCTGTTGAATACAAGTATAAAGATGGCACATCCGATCGCTTGCATCATGGATTTATCGCACAGGAGCTTCACGATTCTATGCAGAGCGATTGGGGAGTTTACTGCGACGCAAATATTGACACCGGGGAAAATGGAGGTAAGGCAATTCGATATGAGGAATTGATTGCTGACCTTGTAGCAACGGTGCAATCGCAGAATGAAAGAATTTTAGTATTAGAGAAGAAGTTGGGAGGTAAATAGCTATGTCACAAGGATGGAAAAAAGCATTTGAACGATTATTTTGGAAGAATCGACCATCGACAGACACACCGTTAAATGCATCGGATATGAACCACATAGAATCAGGCATTGATGCGTTGGATGATAGAATTGTGCAATTAGATGTCTTGAAAGCAGACGCACAAGTCGTCAATGGCATGGTCGCTGATATATCTGTCAACGATGCAGATGGTGTAATTACAGTAACATATAAGAATGGTTCTACTAAGACTTATGACACGAATTTAGAGAAGATTGCAACGAATTTCACTTATGATTATTTGACGCAGAGACTTGTGCTTACGTTATCAGACGGTTCTAAACAATATGTCGACATGTCTGCACTTATCACGCAATATGAGTTCAAGGATTCCACGACGATTGCATTCTCTGTCGATTCGACAGGTAAGATATCTGCATCTGTTAAGAATGGTTCGATTACTGATGCAATGTTGGAGACAGGCTATCTTGCCAAGATAACTGCACAGGCTACAAAAGCGGAATCTATGGCAAATTCAGCGACGACAAGTAGTAATTCTGCATACGACAATGCCAAGTTATCACAATCATACGCTATTGGTGGCGCAGGCGTTCGTGACGGAGAAGATACCGATAACTCAAAGTATTACAGTGAACAGGCAAGCAAGAGTGCGACTGCATCTGCTAATTCTGCATCAACGGCAAGCACTAAGGCGAGTGAAGCGGCATCAAGTGCATCATCAGCAAGTGCATCTGCAACCAAATCTGCAACGTCAGAGAGCAATGCAAGCAAGAGTGCATCATCCGCAGCTGAAAGCATGTCAACGGCAAGTACCAAGGCAAATGAAGCCGCCCAAAGTGCGACATCGGCAGGCAGTAGCGCATCCACAGCCACATCTAAAGCGTCAGCGGCATCCACAAGTGCAACCAACGCCGCTACAAGCGAAGCAAACGCAAAGAAGTATTATGAACAAACAAAAGCTATCTCTGAATCATTCAGCGGTGCATTGCGACCGATGGGAACTGTCACTTTTGCAAATCTTCCGTCTGTTACTTCTGCATCTGCCGGAGATATGTACAATATATCCGATGAGTTTGTAACAACTTCTGATTTTGTTGAGGGTGCAGGAATCACAGAACCGGCAGGAAGTAACATATATAAGACAGAAGCCGGTAAATGGGATGTATTAGCCGGAAGCCCGGTAACAGGTGTAAAGGGAGAAAAAGAAAAAGTTTTTGGGAAAGGAAATGTAAATATTACATGCGCAAGCATAGGAGCGTTACCTACAGATGGAGATAGCCAAGATAATACTATCACATTCACATCTAACGATTCTTTGACAGGCGATTCTACAGCTCCGGCATTATTGACAAGCGGAGAGACACATGCTTCGATTTTTAGCAAAGTTTCTACCATCTTCAAAAATGTTCGTTGGCTTCTGTCTAAGATGGGAACGACGGATATTTCTTCGCTTGGAGACGGCACTGTGACAGGAGCGCTAAGTACCCTAAACTCGAATATAGGTGGAAAACAAAACATGTTGGATTCGCCTTTATTTTATCGAGGTATTATGAAAGGCGATATGAATTCATATAATACAAGATTACACAATGGATATTATTATATCGCAACTACTCCATCCAATGCCCCAACTTCAATTAATGTCTCTTATGCAATCGTGTTAGTGCTATTTGCTTATAACGATTTTGGCGTGCAGATTATTATTAAACCGAGCAATAATACTTTTTTGCTTAGGGAGCGAAGCGGAGCTACACCAAAATGGAGTGTATGGAAAAAAATAACAATGGCAAATATTTAGGCTCTATATACCAATAAGATTTTATTCGAGTTTAGAAATACTCACACAATTTAGTATACATATTTGAATACAATTCCTTTTTAAATTTTTAAGAAGGATTTATATAAATTTTTGACTTGTTATTTATGTAACAGGTCTTTTTGTCGTTGTTTTATTTTTTTATTTAAGGAGGAAAAATTATGAATATTATTGAAACAAACTTAAAATTCGGAACTTTATCAAAGAGATCAAGCACAAAGAGAATTATTCTTCACCATGCAGCAATGAATGGCTCTGTTGAAGCTGTTCACAACGTACACAGAGCTAAAGGATGGTCTGGAATCGGATATCACTTTTATGTTCGCAAGGATGGTTCAATTTATCGTGGGCGTCCTGAATACGCAATCGGTGCGCACGCTTCTGGTTCTAACTATAATTCAATCGGAATTTGTGCAGAAGGAAACTTCGAGAATGAAACAATGTCGGATGCACAGAAAAATGCAATTAAGGAGCTTATCGATTACTTAAAGAACAAATATAAAATCACAACAGTTGTTAGACACAGAGATGTCGGTTTGACAGCGTGTCCGGGAAAGAATTATCCGTTTGACTATATTACAAATGGTTCTGTTTCTGCTGACGTCAGCAAGCCGGAAAATAATCCAGTTCCAAATGTGCCGGGAAAAGATGCAATCGTGAGAAACGGACAGACACACGCAAATAATTTTGCTGGTGTCAAAATTTCTGTTGATGGAATCCGAGGAGTCAACACAATCAAAGCCGGAATTAAGGTTTTGCAGACAGCAATCAATCTTGATTACAAGAAAGGAATTGCTGTTGATGGCATCTGGGGTAATGGTTCTAAGACAGCTCTTGGAAGTCATTATGTCAAGCGTGGAGAGAAACAATATATGGTCACTGCGGTACAAATACTGTTGATGCTTAAAGGATATGTTTGTCAACTTGAATGTCCGGGTATATTCGGTTCTAACCTTGAATCTGCTGTAAAACAGTATCAGAGAGACTATCAGCTTACGGTTGATGGAATTGTTGGATATAACACATTTATGTCTCTTATTCACTAAGTCAATAGATGTCGAACTTTGACGCACGATTTCGATAGAAATATCAAAGTTATAGTGCTATTATAAATATGTTCCCAATAGGAACACCAGAATCCCCCTCAATATTCTGGTCGGGGCGGTAGTTAAGTGCTATCGCCCTATATGTAAAAGCAAAGGCAGAGATAAAAACCTCTGCCTTATTTTTTATTTTATTACAATCTTATAAATTGACATTGACGGAATTGATATTGTAGCTCCAAGAGTGCTTTGATAACTAATTATTCCGCAAGATTCTCCGTAAAACTGTATTTTATCATCTTCAAGTAATCTTGAATCTAAAATTCTGTTATCGTAAATTCCATAAATTATGTCGTCATAATCTCCATCGACAGCAATTCTTAATTCTGTTGTTCCGTCGCCCTCGATAACCTGGGCTACTTCTCCACTAAATGTCAACAATTCCCCGTCATAGTCATTTGGATGTCTTGCAACTTCATCATAAGATACGTCCGACCTAAACATGCTGACATCTTCCATATTTGAATTTACAAACGTGTTCAGTTCGTCAGACAGTTCCCCGGCTTCTTCTGATTCTTCTAAATCTGTTTTTGGGTTTGTCAATTCTTCGATTTGAGCCTGCAATTCTTCGTTTTCTTCTTTTAATTTTTCATAATCGGTATCTAATTGAAGATTTTCGGAAAGCAAATTGTCATATTGTTTTTGAATGCTGTCACATGATGATTGTTTCTCGTCAATTTTGTCATTTAATTTTTGATTGCTAAGGAAAAGAATAGTTCCTAAAGCAATATTCCCGCAAGCCAAAACAATAATTAAAACTATTGCTATTGGATTCCTTTTCTTTTTGATTGGTTGTTGAAATTGTTGATAGTTCATGTTGTTATCCATAAAAATCCCTCCATGTATTTATTTTTCACATTATAGCACTAATTTTACTGATTGTCGATAATGGGCGATTATATTATAAGTTTGACGACAAAAACAGTCTGTTTTGTAAATAAGAGCGGTGGTATAATTGTCAAGAAAGGAGGCATTTCTATGGGGAGTAGCTACAAAGAAAAGGTTGTTGAAGAAATATCAAAATGTGAAAACGAAGTTTTCCTAAAATTTTTATATTCAATGATTCAATCGTTCAAAAAGAAATGGGGCATCTAGTGCCCCTCTTTCTCGTAAAGATAATCTATATTGTCATAAATCGTTTGCTTATGCTCTTTAGATAAAGTTATAAGTTTTTTTACGCTTTCCAACATATTCATATCAGAATAAATGTCGGCTATAATATCTGTATCTGCATTATTAAGATTATCTTCCCATCCCATGATGTAAGCAGGAGAAACATGAGTGATTTTTGCGATCTCCTCAATCTTATCGCTTGGGATATTCGTTACAATTCCATTTTCATATTTGAATAATGTCTGTTTGCTTACTCCGATCTTTATTGCGAGATCGGTTTGCGCTATTCCGTTTTTCTCCCTTGCCATTTTTATTCTTTCTCCTATTGTCATTTGTATATCCTCCTTCCTTTGTTTGTAATTCAATTATAACACAAAAAAGTTACAAGTCAAGAAAAAAATAACTTGACAAGTTACAAAAATGTTGTATAATGATAGTAACCTAAAAAGTTACCACGAAGGTTAGGAAGGAGACAATAAGACATGGTAAACGCAAAAAAACTTAGAGGAATCATAGCAGAAAACGGAAAGACGCAGGCAGATGTTGCGAATATGATTGGGATAACTCCAAAGACATTTTACAGCAGAATGCAGAAGGGCGTTTTTGGAAGCGACGAAATTCAGATTATGATAGACAGGCTGAACATTTCAAATCCGATGGATATTTTTTTTGCTAAAGAGTAACTTAAAAAGTTACAAGAAGGAGGCTATTTGGTGAGCAAGGTTAAAAATCGAGCAGTTGCATTTTTTAACAAGCATTTTGTGAAGTGGAAATTTCTTAACAGTATGTTTGCTGTTCCGTTTTGCAAGGATGGAAAGATGTATCTGCACATTTCACAAGTATGTGGAAATGGAACAAGAGTTGTAAAAAGAACGTTCCTCGTTGAGCATTTGGTTGATGATAACTTGGCGGTTACAGACCAAACGCTCGCAGAAGAAAAAAGAGTGTTCAAAAATCCTACATTACTTTAAGCCATGTAGTATATCCGCACTCTTTGCATTCTGGCAACATTTCGCCGCTATGCTTTATGGTGATAATTCCACTTTGGTTTTCTCCGCCACATTGCATACACACATACGTTCCTTTGCTGACAGTTTCGTATGTCGCAAATGTTTCAGAACAACTACTATCCATATTGCACCACCTTCCCTTGCTTGATAAGGGAATTATAACACAAGAAAGGAGAAACATGAACGAATTACAGATTTTTAATAATGAAGAATTTGGAGAAATCCGAACAGTATTAGCGAATAATGAACCTATGTTTTGCTTGCCTGATGTGTGCAAGGCATTAGAACTTTCAAACAGCCGTGTTGTCTCTGCGAGATTAGATGATGACGAACGGTGTAAGTTAGACTTACCCCGTCAAGGAGAAACATGGTTTATTACAGAAAGCGGTCTGTACGCAGTTATATTAAGAAGCGACAAACCAAACGCAAAGAAATTTCGCAAATGGGTAACGTCAGAGGTTCTTCCTTCAATTCGTAAAAATGGAGGTTATATAGCCGGGCAAGAAACACTATCTGACGATGAATTGCTTTCAAAGGCGTTGCTTGTGGCACATAACAAGATTGCCGAAAGAGACAAGATTATCGAGCAGAAACAGGCAAGAATTGAGCAGATGAAACCCAAGGCGATATTTGCAGATGCGGTGGCAACAAGTCGTACATCTATTCTTATCGGAGATTTGGCAAAACTGATTTGTCAGAATGGTTATCAGATCGGGCAGAAGCGGTTGTTTGAATGGTTGAGAAACAATGGGTATCTGTGTAAGAGCGGTTCATCACGAAACATGCCGATGCAGAGATATGTCGAACAGGGTTTGTTCGAAGTGAAAGAAAGCAACGTGCAGAACCCTGATGGAAGCGTAAGAATTACACGCACAACTAAGATTACTGGCAAAGGGCAGCTGTATTTTGTGAATAAATTTTTAGGAAGGGAGATTGAAAATGGGAGAAACGATTAAAGGGTATAAGGGATTTAACAAAGATATGACGTGCAGCGGAAAACAATACAAGGAAAACACGACATACGAAGAAGATGGAACAGAGATTTGCGAAGCTGGAATGATGCATTTCTGCGAAAATCCGTATGATGTTCTTGATTATTATCCTCTTGTAAATGAGGATGGAGATATTTCCGATTTTGCCGAAGTTGAAGCCGTCGGAGAAGTAAAGAAAGATGGAAACAAGAGTGCAACGAACAAATTACACATTGGAGCGAAGTTAGGGCTTAAAGGATTTGTTAAAGCTTGCGTCGACTTTACAATCGAGAAAACAAGAATTGAAAATGCCGAAGAATGCACGGACTACGACAATGGAAAAAATTACGCACAGATTGGAAGCTCCGGCGATTCCGCAAAGATTGGAAGCTCCGGCGATTACGCACAGATTGGAAGCTCCGGCTATTACGCACAGATTGGAAGCTCCGGCGATTCCGCAAAGATTGGAAGCTCCGGCGATTCCGCACAGATT